TTGATATTACTCTTAAAACTGAAGACTTTCCTTGGAACCAAGACGATCGTAATTAAATTTCCTTACCTTCCATGTCGGTGATAATGAAACATTTACCACCGACTTCTATATCAGGATTCTCAATTTGTTTTAACTTCTCACCCATGTGACCAATATACATCAAGCACTCGATAGCTCTCATTACTCTCTCTTTAGATATCTTCTCAGTACCGAAACCAAAGTGAGCAATCACGATAGATTTATTTGGATATCTTCCGGCCATACGCTCGTCTTTGATGAATGTAAAAATTCTTTCGTTATCGTCCATTGTCTCAGCAATCTCTTTAGCTTTTTGTTCAATTAAAGTTACACGTTTAAAGAGATAACCATCACGAACAATTAAAAATGGTTTGTTCAATAGCGGTGAACCATCAGAATATTTGTTAATGTTACAAAGCATTGCACTCTCGTTACTTTGTAATTCAAAACCAGTTAGTTCCATATATTCCTCATCCATAACAGGACGTAGAACTCTCGATATACGCGAATGAGACGGTAAACCTGTACCACCACGACCAGCAAATTGTGACATATCTTTAGATCGTGATGAATCTTTACCCATGTGATTTATGACTTCAACACAAGCATTACTTTCTTCAACTAAATGAGCTAGGAATTTTGCAACAGCTCTTGTCATATCGTTGAGATCTGCTTCCCTTCCCCAAAATGACGAGATGGGATCGAATACAATTAACTTAGGTCGAATATCTTCTATCGCTTGCATGACTTTTTTAAATGCTTCACCATTAGGATTAATAAAACCATCCTTACCCTTGGTAACGATACATAGTTCAGAATCTTTTTTAACAACAATAGCATCAAGCACTCGTCTAACTTTTGCATCGTCGTTTAGAATTCCCATCTGCTTCATGATAACACCGATCATTGCACCGATTTTTTCGCGAGTATCTTCACCTGTGATAAACAATGTCCGTCCTGGTGAAACACATTCAAAGCCAAGGAATGACTCTCCTAAAGCTAATGAGATAGCTTCACATAATTTTAAAGTTGTTTTACCTGTACCACCATCAGCAGTAGTGATCGTGATATCTTCACTTGACCAATCTTTAAAGATCTGAGGTTTTTTAAGCTTTGAGATATTGGTTAGATCCCACCGCGTAAAAAAATGAGGTGTCCATCGGTCATTTATCACCTGTTCAAGCTCAGGAATGGTCAACTCAGGTCTAACGTTCCCAAAGGGACTCGTAAAAGGTGTTTTAAAGCCACCATTTAGTCCAGAATTGATCGTAGCTTTCGCTTCATAGTCAGGTTTACCTCGATCTTTAGCTGCCTTAAAAAGAGCATTAAAAGCTAATTCACGATCTATGGAATTTGACGCTAAAAGTTGTCCTACTTTATATGACTCAACGTTTAAAGTATTGTTGGATTCACCTTCAGGAGCATTACGAATATTTTCACAAGCTTCATCTAAAATAGCTTGTGCAATTACCGGAGAAATCGCGACAATATTTTCAGCATTAACTTGTGGTTTATCATTAGCCAAGGACACATTTAAAAGCCAATCAGGAGCTTCAGCAATTGGAGTATTGTCGAAACCGTAATAAGCAATATAACCATCTTCACCACGAACATCTAAACCATTATCGAATTTAACTTTATTTCCGTATCTACGACCATCGTTAGGATATTTAAAAACAAAATGCTTTCCACCGCTGAGAGTGGTTTGAGACATGGTTAAAGGTAAGTGATATTTTTTAAGAGATTCAAAGCCGTTGTCTTTAACGTCAACGTCTAGAACGAGAAGACCATTTGCAGTTCCAGTAGGTATTCCCCACAGCTTAATCTTATGGCCGTAATTTTGCGTCCAAAAATTGATCTTACCTTGGTCATTGGTAGCTTCACTTTGCCACTTGACTTCTTTGATAGGAACCTTTCGGTTATCGTTAGTGAGTGTTAACGGAAATATTTTAAACATTTCTTGTCTCTTTATTTATGTAGTCTCTTGATTAAAACACGCAATAGAAATTAAGAGACTTAAACTTGTCGATGAGTTAATCACTCTCATCTATCTATTGCGTGGATATTTATTTTCTGAAGATAGTATTCAACTTGTCAACAGAATTGATAAACGATGCTATGCCACCACAACTAATAACCCAATCTATGAAATTCTTTTGAGCTATTTCGCGCGCGTCTAATTTTTTATTTTCATTCCAATCTTGCTTTTTAACTTCTAAAGCTGTAAAGACACCAACCATTTGCCCGACCATATCAGGAGTAATTAAAATTGTAGTTATACCGATGAGATCTGAAGACTTTATTCTATCGTTGTGTTCTTTTGAAATATTACCAAGACCATAGCGAACTGTGCGACCTGTATCATCTTTAAGAGCACCCACATTATTTCTCATCAATGTGCAGTTAAAATATTTAGCTTCAGCTTGAACATATTGTTGAATCTCACTTTCACTCATCATACGTCTAACTCCGGTCTACGAACTGATTCACGAAAAATTTTAATTTCTTTATGAGCTTCCCATACTAATTTAATTTGTTTGCTATTTTTAATTTTCTTCTCACATACGATGAGTTTTATTTCATCACCTTCTCTCGTTTTAATAATTACAGTTTCAGGTAATTTTATACCGAATGTTAACAGTCCATGTTTCTTTTCATCACTCATTTTTAACTCCTGTTAATTTCTTCCATCAAGTTTAACATCTGTGCTTTAGGTACACTCAATGCTTCAGTGATAGTCATATCATGTTGTAGAAAAAATTGTTTGTGAATTTGTCGATCAGAATAATGTCTGAAGATCTTCATCCTTCCGGCCCATTTTGCAATCACTTCAGCTAGTTCTTTTTGAGTTTGTATTCTTTCTTCTTGGTTGTTAGCGGCTCTTATCGCAGCAGTAGTACCAGCAACAGCGGCTACACGTTGAGCAATTACACCCGGATCTTCTAATTGTGCTTTAGCTTCTAAAAGTCTAATTGTTTCAGGATCAACTAAATATAAATCACCATCAACTTGTTGTAGTAATCCACGTCCACCACCACTTTCACTCGATCGTGTCGCTGTGATAGCTTCTGTTTTACACCAAGGACACTTAAGCATTGTTCGATCGTAAGGTGAGTTACAAGTAACATTTGAACAGATGCGAATAAAATTTAAATTCTTTCTACCTTTAACGATTCTATCTAATGTCCAGTTACGAACCATACAAGGAAGTTTATGATATTGAACGTTACCAACATGATCAATTAAAATCATGTATTCTTTACCTTCAGCGATTCTTAAACCACGTCCTACCATCTGTAAAAATTTACCTAAAGACTTAGTAGGACGTGCCATGATAACACACTCTATTCCAGGAACGTCTAAACCTTCATCAAAGAGATCAACGTTAATTAAAACTTTTATCTTTTTTGATTCAAAATCTGAAATACCGTTCAATCGTTCTAAGTCAGGAGTAGTACCGTCTAAAGATTTAGCTGGAATACCACGATCAAGAAATTGCTTCTCCATTCGTTTAGCTGTACCAACATCTGAAGCAAATAGAATAGCTTGTTTACCATTAGCAAACTTAATATAATTCTCAACCACATCTCCAACAATTTGAGATTGGTTAGAGGCGTTTATCATTGCTTGCTTTGAATAATCTGAAGTATCTGAACTACTTTCTAAGTGAACTGTATAATCTGAAGGTGGAATAGCGATTTTATATTTTGAAAGATAACGATTATCAATTAACCATTTTGTCTCAGGACCATGAACCATTACATCAAAGATACCATCGTTATCAGATCCTAAACCTTTTCGATCAAGTCTTTCAGGAGTAGCCGTAACACCAAGAATACGAGCATTGACGAATAATAAAGCAGCTTGCCCCCACTTGTTCGCAGCTAAAACGTGAGCAGCTTCATCGATGATCAACTGTCTTACACCTAATACCCAATTTTTATAAATATCTTTTCGTGATATTAATGTATCAACACTGATTACAGTTACAGGTGAGTTAGCATTATAAAATTGTTTACCGAACTTTGAGCGTTCAATTTTAATAATACCAGCAATGTCTTTTCGACTTGCTATAATGTTGTGTTGAATTCCTTCAGCCGCTAAAGTTAAACAAATTTGTGAAACTAATTCTTTTCTATGAACTACGATAGCAGTTGGTAAAGGTTGATTAGAATAAACAACAGTATCTTCAACAATTGAACAGAAAGTTTTCGTTTTACCAGCACCCGTAGGCATCCTTAATAAAACGCTTCTATATCCAGCGTTCCACGCGTCGTAAATTCTCGATTTAGCATCAACTTGGTAATGTCTTAATTTAATCATGACCATATAAGAAATTAAAGTTTGACTTTTGTAAAGGGTTTATTTATTAATTAATCTCACTTTAATATTTTCAGGAGATGAAACAATGTTCCAAGTTATCTGTAAGGGAAGAAATTTAAAAGAATTGAAACAATCAATGTTAGACCATTTAAAAGAATTAGAAACTGGTATCGTAGCTAGTAATCCTAACTTAAGTATTCACAAAAATTTAGAAGATGAAGATGAAACTGAAGTTGAGGAAGTTATTAGAGATAATTCACCAGCAGCACAACACTTTAATAATGTAACATCTATTAACAATAATGTTGCACCATCTGATGTTGATGCTGAAGGTTTACCATGGGATGCTCGTATTCACGCTTCTTCAAAATTAAAAACTGAAAAAGGTATTTGGAAACTTAAAAAAGGTGTTGATAAATCTATCATTCCACAAGTTAAAAATGAATTAAGAGGACGTGTTAATATAGCACCAGCTCAACCTCAAACACCTGTTCAGCACGTTACTCACGTTCAACCATCAACTCAACAATATGTTCAACACGCTCCAATTGAAGCACCAGCACCACAACTTCAAGCAGCTCCACAAATGCAACAGCAATATACTCAACCAGCTCCGCAAGTTGAGCAACCTGTATATCAACAACCAGCTCCACAAATGCAAGCACAAGTTCCAGCTCAACCTCAAGTACCTCAACAGTTAACTTCAGTTGGTCATACGTTTGAAACTTTCTCAAGAGATTTTCCATTGATTCTTTCAGAGTTAATTACTCATAAGAAAATTACTCAAGAATATGTTGAACAACTAAAAGCTTATTTCAACACCAAGGAAATCTGGAACTTGAATGACAATCAGAAAATGGAATTATTTAACGGTTTCACTCAAGCAGGTCTAATTTACAGAGTTGGTTAATTATATGGTTACAATTAGATGTTCAAAGTTAGCTAGATATATGGTTTGCGCTGGTTATTTGTCATTAGATCTTCCTGAAAGTGAAGGTGGTGAACCAGCGCGAGAGGGTACTGCTGCTGGTGAATACCTTGAATGTTTACTGACAGGAAAGCCGTTAGGAGTTTCCGCTTCTAACGGTGTGTACTTTAATCAAGATATGAAATTTCATCTTGAACCTTTAGCTAATGAAATTAAATCGAGAGCTGTTACTGAATTATTATGTGAAACTAGAATCGATTGGCAAACGCGTTCAGGTATTTGGATCAGAGGACAATACGATGCTTCTTATGTAGACAATCAAGGAAGACTTTGCATTGAAGACTTAAAATACGGATGGGGAATTGTCGAAGTTAAAGAAAACTGGCAATTAATTGCGTACGCTATCGGTGAAGTTATTCGTAGAGGTCAAGCGTTTGATCAAATCTCTTTAAAGATTCATCAACCTAGACCTCATCACGAAGATGGTTATAGTCGTGAATGGACACTTTCTTATACTGAACTCTTGGCTTATAAAGATAAAATTGAAAACAGGATGCAAGAACTTGTAGATGGTCGTAGAGACTTAACAACGTCTAAAGAATGTAAATACTGCACCGGAGCTGCTGAAGCTTGCCCTGCTTTTAGTAGATTGTTTTATAGAGCTTTAGAAGTAACAACTGAATTTCACCAAGATAGTTTAACTGAAGAAGAAATCGCAAGGCAGCTTGATCAGATTAAACGCGCTGAGGAAGTTATTAAGATTAAAAAAGATTCTATAACTGAGTTAGGTATTAACAGAATTAAACAAGGTAAATTAATTCCAGGTTATGTTCAAGTACCTACTTATGCGAATAGAAGTTGGAAGTCTTCAGTAACAGCAGATTCAATTAAAACAATCACTGGAATTGATGTAACTGAAAAAGTATTAATGACTCCGGCAAAAGCTGAGAAACTTGGCTTACCTAAAAATTTAGTTAAGAGTTTATGTGAGAGTAAACAGACAGGTATGAAATTAGATAAGAAAGATGGAAGTGACATAGGTAATAAAATATTCGGTAACAACAACCCACTAGGAGGATAATTTGAAAAGAAAAATTGAAATCGAACAAGCAGAAAATGGTTTTAGTGTAAAGGTTTGGAAGAAAGACGATGAGAAAGAAGATTACGGTTATTACGGTGAATCTGAAACTTACGTTGCGACTGATGAAGAAGAATTAGTTAAAGTAATTAAAGATAATTTAAAATAGTTTAGGAGGACTTATTATGTATCAAAATCAAATGCCACCAATGCAACAACAGTACGCTCCACAAGCTCCTGTTCAGCAGCAATATGCTCCACAAGGTCAACCACCAATGCAACAACAGTACGCTCCACAAGCTCCTGTATCTGCTGGTAACGGTGAAAGTTTATTAGTTCAAGGTCGTATTGTTTGGACTTCTGGAAATAATTTATTTGCTGGAAAACCGAAAGTTGACGATAGAAATAAGCAACCTGTGATCGATCAAAAAACTGGTCAACAAGTTATTGAATATGGTTTTGGTTTGGCCGTACCTAAAGTAGATCCAAGAACAGGTCAACAAACTCCTGAGTATACTAAAGTTATGGCAGCTATGCAGAAGGAAGCTTTAACACTTTATCCTTCAGGACATATCCCACCAGGTTTCTCAATGAAGTATAAAGACGGTGACGGTGTTGATCATAATGGTGTACCTTTCTCACAAAGAGAAGGTCATGCTAATCATATCATCGTTGCTTGTGTTACTAGAATTCCAATTAAATATTTTAGATATGAAAATGGAAACAATATCTTGGTAAATGATGGGATCAAGTGCGGTGACTATGTTAACGTACAGTTGAATATCAAAGCTCATCCAGCAGTAGGTAACTCTAAAGCTGGTTTATATGTTAACCCATCTGCGGTACAGTTAATCGCTCCTGGAAAAGAAATTGTAAATGCACCAAGTGGTGATCAATTATTCGGTATGCAAGCTCCGGCTTATAATGGTCAAATTATTGCTCATGAAGTTCCGGCTATGAATATGCAAGGGTACGCTCCACAAGGTCAAACTCAAATGCCACCTCAAGGACAACCGCCAATGCAACAGCAGTATGCTCCACAAGCACCAATGCAACAGCAAGCTCCGGCAAACTATAATGTTTTACCTCAAGGTTTCCAACCACCGGCACAAGGTCAAACTCAAATGCCACCTCAAGGACAACCGCCAATGCAACAGCAGTATGCTCCACAAGCACCAATGCAACAGCAAGGGTACTATCCTCAACAGTAATTAATTTTACGGCCTCTCAGAAATGGGAGGTCTTTTAGGAACTTATGAATAAATATTATGTTTACGATCTTGAGTGTTATCCAAATATTTTTACATTTTGCGGTAAATTTGAAGGTGATAACAACTATCAATTGTTTGAGATTTCAGATCGTAGAAATGATGTTCAAGAATTAGTTAAGTTCCTATGGTTTTTAAAATCCGATCCATCAATTGAAATGGTGGGATGGAATACTTTAGCTTACGATTATTTATTACTTCATGAAATTTTAATGAATCCTTATGTGGTTTCTTTTCAGAAGTTGTTCGATATTTCACAATCAATAATTCATTCACAACGAGGTGATAGAGGTTTCTCCGGTATATCGGTTGAAAATAGAATCATCCCTCAAATAGATATTTTTAAATTTTGTCACTTTGATAATAAAGCTAAATCAACTAGCTTGAAAGCTTTACAGTTTAACATGAGAGTTGAATCCCTTGAGGATCTACCTTTTGATATTCGAGCTCTTAATGACCAAGAGAAAGATGAGTTACGATCATATAACTTACACGATGTTGTAGTAACTGAAGAATTCTTTAAAAAAGTAAAACACGCTTTAGATATGAGACGTGAGTTTTTAAATGATGGTATTTTAAAAGGTGACGTGTTAAATTTCTCCGATGTTAAAATTGGATCAGAATACATCGTCAACCGTATTGGTAAATATAAATGCTTTGCTGGTGGAAAACCTAGACAAAGTATAAGAACAGTTATCGATTTTAAAACAATCATCTTACCTAAGATTTATTTTCGTACAGAATTGTTCAACTCAGTTCTTTCTTGGTTTTATCAACAACAAATTATTTTAAGAGCAGATGAACGTCCTAAGTTAGAAATTAAATTAGCTGGTTTGGATTTCCATTTCGGAGTAGGTGGTGTTCATGCTTCAGCAGATAATAAGATATTTTACACCGACGATGAATATCAAATTTATGATGTTGACGTTTCCGGTATGTATCCAGCAGTAGCGATTGCCAATAGATTCGCACCGGAACATTTAGGTGATTCATTTGTTGAAGTTTATAAACAGATTAAAGAAGATAGAGCTAAATATGCCAAGGGAACAAGTCGAAGTGCTGTATTAAAGCTCGCAGCTAACGGTACTTATGGAAACTCAAACAATCCATTTTCACCGATGTACGATCCTAAATTTACTTTCTCAGTAACGGTTAATGGTCAATTACAAATTCTACAATTAGTAGAATTGATTGATCTCATTCCAGGTTGCGAACTCATTCAAGCTAATACGGATGGTATCACCGTTAGAGTTAGAAAAGAGTATGAGTATCTTTTTAAATTATGGACAACTGAATGGGAGAAAATGACCGGACTTGAATTAGAATTTGTAAAATACAATCGTATGTGGATAAGAGATGTTAACAATTACATAGCTGAGAAAATGGATGCATCTCTTAAACGTAAGGGAGCTTATTTTTATCCTATAGAAGAAAAAGATTACGATGGATGGTGGCATAAAGACTTTTCAAACATCGCTTCAATTAAAGCTGCTGAAAAAGCTATGACTCACAACTGGCCGGTGGAAGTAGCAATTAAACTTGTTACAGATCCTTTTGATTTTATGTTGAGATATAAAGCTACTGGTGATTCAAAAATTTATATCGGTGATAAGAAACAATTAAAAACTGTTAGATATTATGTATCATCCTGCGGACAACCAATGAAAAAGTTTTCATCTCCTAAAGGTGAGATGGGAGAATACAAACGTAAGAATGGAATTAAAGATTCACTTTACGATTCAGTAATGAAAGAAATCGGTAAAGGTGTTTGGGATGATAGAATCCATACTAAAAATAAAAGTAAATATGAAGTGGTTGAACAATCGATTGAATCAGGTAGGCTTGTGGAAGAATGTAATATTGCCACTAAGTTTAATTGGAATAATGTTGATTGGGATTATTATATAACTGAAGCTAAAAAAATTATCATAGGGAGTAAGTGATGTTTAGTCAACGTGAAGAAGATATCGTAAAAGCTATAGGTAGAGGTAAATTAACTTTCAAAGAGATTGCTGATAAAATTTTTGAGCACTCTTATGATCGTCCATTTGACGATGTTATTACCGTATCAAATAGTGTTAATCGAATAATTAAAAAATGTGAGAAGTATATGCACCCTTGGACATTAACCAAGAGTAAGAAGAATGGTCGCATTATTATTAAAAAAAGTAGGAGGCAATAATGTTAGAAGGTAATTTAAAAGATGATCACCTTCCACATCGTGATATGTTTGAAGTGGAATTAGCTGATACGGTTATTAGAATTTTAGATATCGCTGGTTTCTGCGGTCTTGATCTTGACGGAGCAGTTAAAGAAAAATACGCTTATAATCAGGAGAGAAAAGACCATCAGATTTCTAATAGAGAAGCAATAGGTGGTAAAACTATTTAATGGATATGCTCGACACTATTAATTGGTTGAAACATAGAATGAAGGTTTTCGAGTTTGAAAATTTTCTCTACTCTCTCAATTTAAATAGTGTCGAGGATCTTAAAGCAAATTGGAACGATCCTAAAGTTCAAGAAGAAATACAGGCTACTATAAAGCGTAAAACCCTCCCTAAAGATATTAAATTCAAATTAGATCCCGAACCAGCTCCGGTCATACAGAAAGGTAAATACGCTCATGTTAAGACTTATGTGAGTATGTCATTATTGGACGATTGAAATAAAAAACCCTCCATTCGGAGGGCTTTGTGTTGTGTATGTGAAGGGCTTTTACAGGTCGATAGCATTACAAAGATCTAATCCAACCTTTGAAATTTTCTCAGCTCCTAAAGCTCTCAAACAAGCATATTCACTACTACCATCTTTTATAAGTGGTGGTAAAACTGATTGCACTACGAAAGTACAAAGTACCGGAACAACTCCACCAGCAGATGCGAATGAAGCTGATTTAAGTGCAGACGAATCAACAGTTTCTTTAGCTTTTAAAAGTTCTAAAACTTTTTCTTTAGCTTTCTCACCGATCAATTTAGCTTCAGCATTACAGTCATTATCAATAACAAGTGAAGCATATTCTTCAGCAAGTTCTTTTTCAACTGCGCGACCTAAACCTTCAGCAGCTTTAATTTTCGAGTCATTTATCTTGGTAGATGAACAAGATGTAAAAAACATAAGTGAACCAATACTGACTAAGATAAGCAATTTCTTCATCGTAGTTTCTCCTTTTTAACGATTACTGAGTTGTAAAAATCATATTCTATCATGCAATCAATGTCACCCCAAGTACAATGTAATAACTTAGGTCGACATTCTTCTCTAACATTTCCTAACAACGTTCTACGAGTACGACATTCAAGTGATGAATAACAAAAACCTTTACCGTCGTAAAGCTCACCGTCATTATCTTTTCTACAAAATCTCCATTCACGCTCGTAAGTAGCAACATCTTTTATCTTCCACGGTCCCCAATCTGCTGAGTTAGTAGAAGCGCACGATATCACCAAGAATGAAATTAATAACAATCTAAACATTTCCCACCACCTTAGATAATAATTTATCAATCTCACCATTTAATTCTTCAGCGTAGGCTTTCTCAAAATTTAATAAAGCTTGTTTCGCTAAAGCTAATTTAGCATCGTTGTAGTCAGGTGAATGAGCATTTTCAGCTAATGTAACATCGTTCAAAAGATCATGATATTTTTTTTGAAAGTGTCTTCTTCTTTCTTCAGAAAATACTTTTAACCCTACGAGTACACCTGAAGCAATTGTTCCTACTGTACTCATTCATTCCCCCAAAGAGAATCTTTAGTAATTGAGCGCATGAATCCCATAACACCAGCAATAATATATCCTACTGCTTCTGGATCATCTTTCATGAATTCTTGAACTTCTGGGAACGTAGGTAGTAAAGCAATTACTACGGCCATCCAAAGTGTTTTAGATTTAAGATACTTTTTATTAATTTGCATAATCACCTCTCCCTTGGTTATTCAAAAATTTTACCATTATTGCAAACACCTTTACTTTGACCAAGATGATAATTTAAACCACCATGATCTTTGCAAAGTTTTGTGAATTCTTTCTCACCTTTTTTCCAACTTCTAGCTTTACCGTCTAAAGTTAAAGCGCATGAAGTAATTAAAAATAAAGTTATTATTACTGTCATTGCTTAATCCAATCCGTACAAGTTTTTAAAACATACGGATCAATTTTTTTAGTATTAGTCATACGGTCAACACACCATACAGATCTAAACTCTTTCATGTGATTAGAGTTTTCTTTAATCTTAATATCGTGAGTATTAATTTTAGCGTGAAGTTCTTGGTATTTAGAACCGAACGTGAAAATAACAACTGCTAATTTACCTAAAGGTTCACCATATACTAGAAGTCCACTGAAGATAGGAATTAAGATTGCTAGCGCACCAGCTTGCTTAAAGGTTATTTCCTTTTTTCCTATCTTCAAGCTTCACTCCCATTTTAAATATTATCAATCCAAGCTTTTAAAAACTTTGCATATTCAATAGGGTCAGTCCAATCTTTCACGTTGTCAATAAAGAAACTCTCAAGAAGTATTGAAGGTGGTGGGTCATTTAAAAGTAATAAAGAATAATGTCCTCTATCACTCGACTTAATCTCAACAACGCCATCTCCGTCACGTTTTTTACGTTTAAAAAATCTACAAAAATCATCTGATAAGTCTTGTCCCATCTTGATTGATTCGGTATCTTTTGATAAAGCTAACATTACACAACCATGAGCATTACCGTCAAAAGCATTACAATGAAGCTCTAAGCTTAAATCACCTCCCCACGCTCTTGCAGCTCCGTTAACACCAGCGATACCTGAAGCACCACGATAAAATAGTTTTAAACGTTTACTCGTTACGTTTGCCAAGAGATATTCGGCTACGAATTTATTGTACTCGAATTCTTTCTTTATCGGAGTTGACCATTTACCTAAAGCTCCTGGATCTCCATGACCATGACCAATAATGATAGCGATATCTTTAATCTCCCTCATCTTGGCAGATGGACCAAATTGAAACTCTTTTAATCGTTTATCGAAATCACTCTCAGGTATTTCTACAACAGGTGGAGTTACGATAACAGGTGGCGAGCTTTTCGGTTTTTTAGGTGAAAAGATGTAAACTATTTGTGCAATTATTTTTTTAAACATTTTTATTTTCCTTTTTTAAAAAGCTCATCGTTGTTCCTTATTGTGGGATACCTTGGCATAGAAGAGTTCCACTTGTATCTTGCTGAGTTCCTGCTGATGATGTTGTAAAGAAGCTTAAATTAGAACAAGAGCTACAGGTTCCTTGAGAAGAGGCGTACGCATTAGCAACACCATTCTGTATAACCGTAGCACTACATTTTAGCTTGCTAAAGGTTTTGGAAAAATTAGCGGTATAAGAACCGGCAGTAGACCTAGTAACACTTGTGACATTATTTCCTATTTGATCTAAGTATGAACATGGAGAAGCAGTACACGAAGTATTCGCATTCGTCGTTCCATAACTAAAACTAAACGTCTCAACCCTACTCGTCCCCGGAGTCTCATTGTATCCTTGGAAGGAGCCTACGATAACAGATGAATCTTGCCAGCCTTGGATTGGGATAGCTAGCTCTGGAACAGATATTACGTCCCCATTACTCCATAAAGAAGACCCAGCAAGCGGAGTATTTGGATTTATTGCTGTATTTCCTAATTGCCCTGCAAAGTTAAGGTATGCTACCGACGGAAGCTGAATTATTGAATAAATCGAATTTGCACTAGAGACTTCTCTGAAAACCACTCCCGATGCATAAGATGCAGATGGGATACTAGATGAAGTTGAAATTGTCCCAAAGTTAGTAGGCAAAGGAAGTTGTGCAATTGAGCCAGACACCGTTCCAAGTGTAAATCTACCCTTGATTAATAGATTTTGACCCTTTCTGGCACACTGTAGATTATTTGTAACAGTACCTAATCCTTGCCATGCTAAACTTGAAAACGTACAGGCTCGATAAGACACATCACTCGAACTCGCAACATAAGCCTTAGAGGTCTTGTAGTCGGCTCCTTGTTTTTGGCAAGTTAAATAAACATCCGTTCCGACAGCTCCGCTACTAGCATTAGATACTGTATAAGAAGCAGCGGTGGATGATGTATTTTGCATACCACCAGTCCAAGGGTATTCTTTCTTTAGGGAAACAAAACAGTTTGGTGCAACAGTGAATACCGAACTGTTAAACGTACAGGTTGTTGCAAAGTTTTGAGCACCAGAAGTTATTGAGCAGTTTCCATTAATCCAATCGGTATTTTCACCAGAAACAACTCCTGTTGGGCTTATTAGAGCCGAATAAACCATATCAGGTGTAAAATCCACAATCGGACTTCCAACACCAACAAAAGCCTGATCTACTAAAACTGTTCCTGTGGTATCTGTAGACTTTAACTTAAGTCCATTTGAAGTAGCATCACCTAAGAAAGAAACTGTTAATTGTCTCCAGCCTGAGCCTTGAATGTATCCACCTGTAGCAGTACATTTATCTTCTGTACCATTTTTTAACGAACAAAGTTGTAAATCACTTACGTCTGTTGAATTTACAAAGATCGAAGCAACCATCTGAACGCCAGATTTTATAGCGGCATTAATTGTCGATGATTGAGTTAGAGATAAAGCACCTGTTAGAGCTAACGATAAAGACTTTTTACCTTCAAATTGCGTAGTCGTGTTTGCTGAAGGAGTGGCATTTGAAGCTGTCCAGCCTGTTGTGACTGTCGAATGTTCAAAGTTTGGATTCTCAAGCTCGTTATTGCTTCCAGTTTCAAGTAATCGGACACCACTTGAAGTTGTAGTTAATTGCTTATTTTTTACTTCTAATTTATTTATTGTTGCATCCGCTAATTCAGATTGAGCACGAGAATTTAAGTCACCTGTATTAGTTCCAGAAAGATTTGATCCTGTGATTGCTCCAGTCGCTGTGATTGTAGACGAAGTAGAAACTGCACCGTTTCCAGTAACTGAAAAAGTAGATGATCCAGCACCGTTTAGCACCTCAGTAACTACATCAGTGTCGGCGGCCGATCCTCTCTTCCACTGAGCAGCACCTTTCACACTGTCGGTCGTAACCTGTGGTTGTGATGAGTTGTCATAAGCTTGTTGCATTGTCGTAGTAGCAGCACCAGCCGCACCTGTTGATCCTCCGAACTTTGGAGCAATAATAATTTTACATCTATTTACGTTTGTTAAATCAGTACAGTTTTTCTGCATGACCACATAAGCAATTAAAACACCAATTCCTTTTATTGTAGGATTTTCTACAAACGCCTCTGCTTGGTAGTTTTGAATAGCATCAGCCAAGGAAGTATAGAAAGCTTGTCCGTATTGAATGTTCATGTTCCCAGAAGGAAACAAGTAAACCCTTTGAACGGATGTTCTTGTATCCGAACCACCAAGAGCAGTAATCGTACCACCTACATCGTACTGAGTAGGGTCGAGATCACTTAAAGAAGATCCAGCCAAAGTCGTCTGAGTAGCGTATCTCCATGTAGCAGCAGTCGCAGAAGCTATTGTTACATTGTTTGGCGATTGATTATTTGTAGCGTAGTTATACGATGCTACAAACATCTTAGCTTGTGATCTATTAAGTTTTACGTTCGCACCGTTATTGGTGATTATCCCACCCTCGTAGACAAACGGTCCAATCGAATCGAATAAATCAAGCATCTGAGACATTGGAGACTGTAAAAAGTTTCCAATTGTATTTGCAAATGAAATTGTGGTTCTATCAAAGTGATTCAGTCTTCCAACGAAAACCTTTGCACGTCTCTCTGCTGATGTTGGAAACGCTGCTTGTTGAGTGATGGTACAAGTATCATCTATTAAAATATACGTTACATCTTGTGTTGCTAAATTAGTTACTGCAACAGAATCCTGCGCTGGACAACTAACAGGTATTCTTGTTGGCGCACCATTAACAGTTGAATCAATTATCTGTCCTTCGATAGCTGCCATGTCGAATCGAGAAGTAATCGCATCTACTGAAAGTGTTCCACCTGATAAAAAACCTGTTGATTGATTTACTAACTCTGGTTGTTCAGGAGCAGAAATTTCTTTCCATTCACCGTTAGCTAAATCTGTCGCAAATGTTCCTGATGTATGGTTATTTAAAGCTTGATATATTCTGTCATTTTCAATAACTACATCATCAACGTTATATAAAACACTTGTTACCCAATTATTAATTCCTCCACCACCGGAGCCACTTAATTCAGTCCAGTTAAGATTGGCCGTACCTCCAACTAAAACGTAATGTTTTAATTCAGATACAACATAAACCATCATACCTTCCCAACGTCTTAAAGTTGGAATTGCATCTCTAGCTGTTAAATCTGCTGCTACCATTCTATCTTCAATAGGAAGTGCAGTATTTACAGTAAAGTTGGTTGAAAGAGGAATACCTGCTTGAGACGATATTCCCGTAATTGCCAAGAATAAAATTAGTATTAAATGTTTAAACATATTTTCTCCTATCGCTTAAATGTAAAATTAGTTGATCCAGCCACAACAGGGTTATCAGATTCGTAAATTCTGTAGCTAACTGGATTACCGTCTAGACCTGTAATGTTTTCAGTCCTTAATGTCCAATCTGCAAACGTCTCAAAACCGTTTTCATCTAAAATAGATGTTAAAGCTCCATAAGACGTAGGGTAAGCAAAATAATAAACGTCACCATTTAATGAAGTAAATGATCTATTTAAATTAGCGTTTGAATTTATGATTGATTTACTCATAGCTGCTACTTGAGAAGCAGTTCTTCCAGGAGCACCACAACCATGATAATAAGGATAAACGAAACTATAAGTAACGTTCGCACTTACCATTGTAGGACCGCCTCCACCACTCGCATCAGTTACTTCAACAGTAAATGTAATATTATCTGAAAAAGGTACAGTATAGTTTTGAACAGTTGAACCTGATCCAGTATTCGAAGGTGGTTGAAGATCTGAAATAACAGTCATACCTTGTAGAAATCTTATTCTATCGATTAAATTACTTCTCTTGGTAACTGTAACAGTTAAATTAATACTTGTTACAGTATCACCTTTTTCTCTAAGTACGTTTGAAGATCCAACAAAAGAAGCAATTAGTGGACCAGCATAAACAATATCTAAAAGTTGTGTAATAAAATCATTTAAACCTTGTGAGGACCAATAAACACCGAAACGATTAGAGTATCCTTCAATGATTAAATCATCCCATCCAGCATCTTGTGATGTAGGACTTAATTTAACTAGCACAGCACCAGTATCACCACCATTAGGTAATCCTACTGAAGATGAAGCTGGTCCAAATTCTAAACCACTACCATCATCTTTAACTTTAATCAATTTACCTGAACCATTAACAACAGGTGGTAACTCAGGATTAAATACTGTCTCATCATCTGCTTCATTAATTCTAACAGTCTTAGAAGCTCTCGAAGCTAAACGTTGAACAGCTCCTAATATAAAATCTAAAGCCATCTCAAAACGTTTTACTTTGAAACTATTTTTATCAGTGAACTCATAAGGTTGAGTAGGAGCATCGTTAGCCAAGATTAAATTTAATTTATAACCAGCTTGCAAATTCGCAGCTAATGTTACACTTCCTCCACCATTGACTGAATCAAAAGTAAGTGAAGACAAATAAACATTATCATCACCTCTTACTCGTTGTGTTTCAATTCCTGTATTACTGATTTCAATAATCAACAAATGAAGAGGATCTTCAATTTTAAAAGGAAAAGAATAGGTTGCTAATGAACCTGTCCCTGTATAAGATTGTTTTACTTGATAATTCGGTCTTGCCATATTTAAATCCTTTCATTGAGTTTAATTATTGTCAATTTAGTCCTCTTGACTAATCTTTCTAACTTCTCTCGATAAATATTCTTTCACTGATTTAACGGTTTTGAAATTCTTAAATACAGGATTATTAGCCTGATCTCCTAGAACTTCACTCAACTTCTTATTCCCATCAGATGAAAAAATTGTGAGATAATTCTCAAAACCGAATTTATGAGCACCTAGAAGGTTAGTAATAGTTACCGGAACTTCATAAGCCATAAAGCTTCTAGTATTATCTTCCAAACTCCATTGCATAGCTCTTTCTTGCTGTTCAAAATTCTTGGCTACTCTACCGTTTTCAGTTAGTCCTAAATCTGGATTAAGTGCCATTATTTCATTCCAACGTTCTTCTGTGAATTGGAAAACACCAGCAGCACCAGTATCAGGATCAACTTTATTCCAAATACCTTGAGATGAAATTTCACGGATAACTTCCATAGAATTCTCAGGTACAACCTGTGATGAGTCACTTTGAGGTAAAGTCCTTTGATACTCTTTTAAGTCCTGGATAAATTCCTTAGCTTCAGGTTCATCTTTAAAAACCTTTTCATAAGCTTTTATTTCCTGATTAAGCTCATCTATGATATCTGCCAAGAAAGTACCACCTCGACGAACTTCACCGCTTGATAAGCTCTCTAAAGCTTTATTCATACCATTAGTAGGAGCACCACCTACAATGTATCCAGCATTAGTTAAAAGAGCTTTCTTTTGAACGTCTGATAACATTGTGTAAGATTTACTTAAGCTCTTACTTTGTATGGCCATATTTAAAAAATCCCTAGTGGCAATAATACCCATAGAGATATCACTAGCTACTCCGAAAAGTGGAACACTTACGTTTCTATAATCAGATCTAATATCTAATTCAGTTTGATATTTAATAGAGTCAACAACAGGAATAACGTCTAAGGTTTGTTCAACCGGAGCTTTTAAAAAATTCCATCCCATATCAATCGCAAAATCAGCAACATCGTCTTGATCTTCTATTTTTTTCAATTTTTCCCAAATTGATTCTTCCTTGTTTCTAATCATATTTACGAAAGCCGCTGAAGTACCACTAGCTAAACCGAGCATAACCATATTTGAAGCAGCTTTAGAATTTTCACCACGCTTGATCGATCCTTTAATTTTATCAACCTGAGCAAGAACAGTATTCAACCTACTTCTTCTATCAGTCCAATAACGAACAAATAAGTTAGCTACTTTATTTTTCTCTAAAGCTGTTTTATCTTCAGGAGCACTTGCTGTAAGTGTTAAATCGATCGCTTGTTGAACAACGCTTCTTAATGTTTTAGCTTTTTCAGCGTCCGACATTTTATTTATTTTTTCAATTGGAAAACCTTCAATGTCACCGTTTAAAAACTGTTCACTCGTTGCCATTGTAACTAAAACTTTGTTAAAACGATCTGATTCTCTAACTAAAAAGAATGAAGCATCAATAGCATCTCTTTGAAGCTCTCTAATTTTTGAAATAGTTTCACCAGATTTAGTTTTATAATTTTTAAAAAATGTTGTACTAGCTGGAATGAAATCGTTAGATGTTTTAATTACTGAGTTATCGATACCATCTTTTTCAAGAATAATGTCAGGGTTAATTTGTCCAGCCATATTTAAATATTCACCGTAACTATTTAAATTAGTTCCTATCTTCTTGGCAGTTTTAGCTAAATAGATTGCACTTTTAGGACCTAATCTCAATGTTACGTTAGATAATGAATCAGCCTGAATAGCTGCTGAAGTTAAATTTAAACCGATAGCTTTAATTGCATGAAGTGAGTGAGCTTTCTGAATAACCTTGTTTAACATTTGATATTCTTCAGCGAATAACGTACTTTCACGCTCAGTAGTTTTACTAACTACGTCTTTCACACCATTAAGTAATGAAGCAAATTTTTTAGGTCCAACAACAGCTTTTATATTTTTAACGTTTAATGGATTTTTTAAAACTTTTAAAACATCGATACCAACTTCTCTGAAGTGAATGTCATGAATCGCTTCTTCAGTAAAATCGAATATATTTTCAAAAGTTAAATCAAGCGGTCTTTCAGATCCAGTACGCTCTTTTAAACGACCTTGCTGAGTCATTTCAGCAGCTCTCATAGCTGAATAAAAATGACCTTCCTGATCACCAAGAAGTGTCTCCGATCCTTCTTTTAACGATTGGAAAAATTTAGCAGCTCTCGCTTCATCAGGTAACATTTGACGTTTGATTGGAAAATATCCACCTGGTAAAACTTTATCTTTATGAACAACTGAAACACCTTTAACCATCTCAGGTTCAATACCAGTTGTTCTTTTATGTAAATCAAAACTTCTTTGTTCAAAACGTTTAAATCTATCAACCATGAAATTTTGAACAAAAGCAGCATCATTAGAGTCTAATTCACGATTTAGAACATTAGTAATTTCTTCAATCGTTAATCGTTTTCCTTTTCTTGAAACAAAATTTGTAACCGCTTCTCTCCCTTCTGGATCACCCATATAAGCTTGCAAAGTGAGTAAATCAACCTTTCTAATATTACCTTCACCGTCACCAAGAGTAGGAATATCGGCAAACTCAGGAATTGATCTAAACTCGTTAAACTGCTTTTTAAAATTTTCAACACCGTAGAATTTTTCAATGATTGATCTGTCACTGTTTTCAATTTCACGCATCTCCAATCGTTTAGCGGTTCTAGCTTCTTTTATCGGTTGACCTATTATTTGATGAAAATAACCATTTAACTTATATTCATCCAATTCACTTACAATAGTTTTAATACTTGAAACTGATGAAAGCATTGTTTGAAATTTATTCTTAACTGATTCAGTGAAAGACATATATCTTTCAGATTTTCTCTCAGCTTTAGTTGGATCGTAATTCACGTTCTTGGTAGTGAGTTTTTCTATATTTTCAGCAATTGCTTCAGCAGTATTTAACTCAGCTTTAGCTTCCTGAGATTTTAAAAGCTTATTTTTAAGTTTAGCTTGGTGAACCATATATTCACCCATCTCAGTGATTGCTTGATATTGTTCAAATGTTAAATCTTTATAAGATATTTGAACGTTATCTAATCTATCTGGAACAACCGGAGTATAATTACCAGCTTCAACTTGAGCTTTAATAAAATTATTAAAAGCGTTTTGCTTTATTTCACCTCTAATCGGAGCTTCTAACTGATACACTGATAAAAATTCATTCATAGCATCAGCATAACCAGCATCTTTTAACTCTTGTCTAACTGAAGGTGTATCAACTCTTTTCCAAAATGATTTATACTTATTAACTTTTTCAACAACGTTAAAAGCTTCCTTTCTCATCTCATTATTTAAAGCTGCTTTTTCTTTATCACTAAAAGCTTGCTCAAATTTTCCATCTAAGAAATTCTTTAAAGCTGCACGTTGAGATTTACTTTCACCCACTTTAAAACGTGTAGGGTTGATTTCTCTTATCTTCATTTTACTTATCGTAGCTTTAGCTTTACTGTTAAGTTCAGCTTCAGTTGGAATAGGTAAAGCGATTTTCATAATTCCACGCTTAGTAGTTGTCCACTCTTTCTCACGCATGAATTTCATTTCTCTAATGTGAATTTTAGTAAGATTACTGAAAGCTTTATCTCTCTCAGCCATTCTAGAAGGTTTAAGAGTTTGATTAATTCTATTTTTTAGTTCAATCTCTCTTTGCTTACGATTATTAACTACTTCTTTTCTTGAAGGAGTTTCAGATAAGATTCTAAGTAAATCTGCACCTGATCTAGCACCGTTCATGATTGCTGATTCTTCTAAATCAACACCACCTTCAATAAATACTTTACGCCTTTTAAGAGTTTCATCATTGAGATAAATTTCTTTTAAATCTTCAGGTAAAGTATTAGGGTCAATAGCACTAGGACTAAAACCTCTCTGTTTGTGTTGAACTGTAATAGCATTAGTAACTTTTCTATCATTAAATCTTTCTAATATTTTAAATTCTTTATCTAGACGTACAATGTCTGCTTGAATATCTTTAGCATTAACGTCTTTAAAAATTCTATTTTCAATTGACTCAAATTTATCATCAACGTCTGCGATTAAAGTCTTAGCTACTTCCATTCTAGCTCTTAAATGAGCGTCGTTAAAAGTTTGTGCTTCTTCTTTACTCATTCCGGCCGGAGTTTCAGTAAATGTTTGACTATCTAAATAATCATACTGATCTACATAAGGTGATGGTTCATCTGCTAAAACTCGAAGTGATTCTAATTCAGCTTGCATCTCAGGTGACATTTCTTCATCAACACCAAGAGATTCTAAAATAGCGGCTCTCTTAGTTTCAGCTTCACCTAAACGATCAACGAACGATTGAGCTTTTGTTCTAGATTGAATAGGAGTTTCACCATCTGGTGTAAGCTGCATATAATCAGTAATGTCTGGATATTCAGTAACAATATTTAAAAGATCCGCTGTACTCACTTCAATAGGAGTATTTAACTCTTGAGCTAATTTAGTAATCTCACCAGTTGGATCAATCATCTTTCTAGCTACTGCACCTTTTTCTGGATCACTTGAAAACTCTCTTAAATTATCAAGCGTAAACCATACATTTTCATTTATACCAACTGTTGCTAATAATTTCTTATTAAAGTTATTCATTTCAACAGGAGATAACTCGTACATTTTAGTAGCTTTCATATCCTTGGCAGCTTCTAAAATTGTATTTTGAGTAACTAATACTTCTTGTCGTTTCTTAGCTACTTGTTGTATTTGATCATATCTTTCTTTCATTCCAGCGTAACCAGCAGCACCTGTAACTGATGATATTAATCCACCAGTAGCACCACCAACCGCTACGGCTTTACCGACTTTTTTAGCTGTTTCTGAGTTTAACGAATTTTCAATAGCGTTCATAAAACTTGCTTCAGATTCATCCATCTGTGCAAAATTTTGTCCGATAACTTTAGTAAATTCCGATAAACCTTCAGCTCCACCTTCAGCAAATATTGATTCTGCTATACCACCAAGAATTTCCATTCTAGCTAACATTGCAGCGTTACCTGTAACTAATTTAGAAGCTAATTTAGGCGAAGCGAATTTTTTAGTAATAGGGTTAGCTCTAGCGATTACACCTTCAGCAGCAGCAGATACAATACCTGAAATTAAACCTACACCTTGAGACACTTTTACCATTCTATCGTGAGGTAAATTTAAAGGTTCACCTTTCTCATTTGTTGACAACGATAATTCATTATATAAACCACGCGAAGTTTGAGTATAACCGTCTAAAAAACCTATTAACGTAGATGATGCTACAAAACCTTTAATTGCACCAGCGGTAGCACCAGCTCCTACTGTAACAGGAGTAGGTATAAATGAAGCAACAGCAGCTCCAATAGCAGCACCGCCACCTACACCAGCAGCTAATATTCCTTTATTTTCCCAATAAGATCTAACGAAGTCACCAGTAGAACTTAACACTTCAACAGCGAATTTTTCACCTTCACCGACTTCTTCAGGAGCTTGCTGACTTATTTCAGCCGCAACCATATTTAAGTTTTGAAGTTGTTCTTCTTCACCTTGAGAAAGTTTACCTTCAGTCATTTTTTTACCAACTAACTCATTTATCTCACGAGTAGTTTCAGGTAAATCAAAAATTTGCTGTTTATAATAACTAAATCTTCTTTCAATTTTATCCAATAAACTTAGATCGTTTTGAACAAGTGAGGCGTGTTGTTCAGATTGTTTTGTGTATTCTTGAGTTACTGGACCAACCTGTGCCGGAGTTCTTTCAATTGAAATAGCTTCAGGTTCTAACTCAGGTTTTAATTCTTTATAAGAATCAGGATTAATCTCAAATAATCTAGAACGATTAATGTTTTGAGCAGCTTCTTCAGGTTGAGTATTAACCATCGTTAAAGCTTTACTTAATGAACTGTCGATATCCTGATTTTCACTTTCAACTTTTATTTCCATTCCTCACCTACATATTGCGTTCTACAAAGTTCTTAAATTTTTCATCACTAGCAACCGGAAAGTACCCATTTTGCTCTCTGAACTTTTTCTTAAATTCTACAATTTGTTTAGGTGATAATACAACCTCTCCCTTCTTGGTAGACGGACTAGAAGCGTTTTGACGCGATTGAGTATTATATATCGTTCTTGCTGTAGGATTAAATACCTTACCTTTCACTTCAGCAGCACTAAATTCCTTTACAAAGTCTTTCATTTGTTTTTCATTGTAAGCACCTTTCTGAGCTTCTAAGTGGTCTAAAAGCTTATTTTGAGCGTTTATAAGCTTAACCTCATCCTCTCCTGATATCTTACCAAATTTATCCTTTTGAATTAGTCCATCTACCAAGAATTGATTTCTCAACATTTCATTAGCACGTTTATAAGCAGCTCTTTCTTCACCAGCGGTTTGAGTTCTAGCGCGGTTATACATATTAGTGTACTTCTTACGATCTGATTTACTTAGTCCTGCCAGATATGTGCTAAAAGTTTCCGGTGAAATTGTTTCAATCTCATTGTTCGGATCATTACCGAAAAATAAATCTTGAATTTTTGCTTCAGCTTTATTATCAGTTTCTTTAGGTGTGATAACCATATCACGAATTGCTTTCTGTCCTTTAGCGTCTAATCCGTCAATGACAGCTTTATATGTAGGATCGTTTTCAAGATCAGCTAATCCATAAAAAGGTGTATCACTGTTCATTTTGTTCATTACGTTCTTAGCCAAGATATCGTAATTTGCTTTATATCTTCTTTCTCGAATATTTTCTCTACGACGATCATTCGTATCTTTAATTTTTAAAACTTCTGATTTCAATTCTGGATCTTGAATTGCTTCAATTAACCTCATTTGTTCAGATTCAGGTTTACCTTCAATCTTAGCCACTTCTTCAAAAGCTGCATTTTTAGTATCAGTTATTTTTAATCTGTTAGATAATGTAAATTGAGTTTTAGGATCGATGTAATTTTTATATTTTTCATAAGCTTGCTTAGCTTCATCACTGTACCCTGAAGCAATCATCGAATTGATTGAACTAGATACACCTTGAGATAAATCTGAAGCAATACGCGCTTTCGCGATATCGTTTAATTTTAATTTAACTATTTTACCTTCTGGATCTTTATAGAAATGATCCCACGACTTTGCATCGTCCGGTAATTTCTCAGCTAAACCTTTATCCATCATTCTTTGAGAAATTGTTGTTTTAATTTCAGCAATATTTTCATCGAATGGTAAGAATGAACCTAAATCATCCTTACGAATATAACCAGCACTTATGGCCAAATTATCTTTCTTAAGTTTTACAGTTGATTCAAATAAATTATTATCGTAAGTCTCTTGTTGAGCACCACGCTGATTCAACATTTGTAAACGTTGACCGTCTTTAACTTTTCTAAGATTAGAACTTAAATGAGTTCTTACTCTTTCATTTATCTCAGGTCGCTTGTTTACTATTTCATCATACTTCTCATCCATCTCAGTCTCAAACTGAGCGTAAACATCAGTAGGATCTCCACCGTAAGTTTTTAATTCATTTAAACGCTTGCGTGACCATTCACTATATTCAAGTTCAGCATCATTACTGAGTGAACGAATTTTATCATCTTCAAATTCTTGGTAAATATCTAAACCTGTTTCAGCTAATCCTGAAATCGCTCTAGTTTGTCCTTGAATGATAGAAGCATTGTCTCTTACTTGAAGATTTATCCTATCATTTTGAGGTAAAGCTGCTCCTGGTTGTATTCTATTTAGTTTAGGTACTTGTACCATTATTGACTCCTTCTATAACCTGTAAGACCTGTTTGAGCAGCACCTAAAGCACTTGTAAATCTAGTCGCACCAGCTTCAATATCACCTTGTGCTCTCGTCATTGCTCCACTCGTTCTTAAATCTCTAGCTTGACGTTTATAACCTAAAGCTCTTTCTTGTGCTTGTTTTTCTATTTCCATCAAGTTTAATTCTGCTGTAAATTTTGTTTCTTCAGAAATAGATGCAGCAGATCCGAAACTTGTATCAACACCTTGAGCTTCCATTATAGCTTGCTGTTCACCAAGAACTGAGTCGATCACTGACTGATATCGTGCTTTTTCACTCTCACCTTCTAATAAAGCATCATACGCATCTAATTCAGCGAATTGAGCGTTCATGTCAGCAATCTCCTGATTAAGTCTTGCCGTTGCCTTAATATTCTGAGAGGCGAAATATCCACCTGTTAATTGAAGTGCCGCTAGTCCACCATATAATGCCATTTGTGCTGCCATTATCTGTTACTCCTTGGAAAGATTTCTATATCTAAAATGATTGACATAATTTCAAAATGCAGAGGATCTACTTGTCTTACTGCTACTTGTCCTTGTGTACTGTAATCACCAGCTAAAGTAATCTCATGTCGTTTTGTGAAAGGTCGCTTAGGTCTATTACCAATTATATCAACATTGTCTTGTTCATAATATCTCTCTAAACTTTGCATACCTTGAACACTTGTACCATCAACTTGACCTATTTTATTTTCAGGGAATTCATTGGCAACGAAAACACCTCTCGATTCAAAAGTCTTAATATACATTTTATTAGCTGTAAGAGATTCAATCATTGTCGGAGATTGCTCTGCTGTACTAATGTTTAAAGTTTTTATGTCAGCACATATAGGACGACCTACAATTGTAATTGCTGAATTTTCACCAGAAGGAAATGTTAAAGTATTTCCTGTAACATTTAATATAGGTTGAATTTCATCTTCATTATCATTGAATGGTGAACTAATTACACATCCGTCGGATATAACAGCTACTTGCTCACCTTCTAAATGATTTAAACCTGTAACTTCTGTGTGAGTTTTATAAATTCTAGCAGCTACTCCGTAAGTATATTCTTCTGGAAAAGGTTCAGAAGGTTGAACTACAATCTCATTATCGTCTACTCTACTTACTACTTCTAAATCAATTATTGAACGATCAATTGGATGAAACCATCTAAAGATGGTTCCAACTTCACCCGGACCTGGATCTGTAAAAATTGCTGATGTACCACATTCTAAAGTAAGTGTTCCATCTAATTCAGGTGTAAGTAATAAAGTATCAGTGCCAACTAAATCATCATTTAACATTTCAACTTTTACAGTAAATGAATCCATAAATGCAGAGTAAGAAGATATATCAGCTTCAGGATTCTCAACGTAAACTTCTGCTGGTATGAATCTAGAAAAACTCATATCGATATATCTAGTACCATTCTTATTAACTACAAAAAATGTAGCATCACTGTTGTCTGATCTCTCAACTTGCTCAATTGGATATTTTGAGTCATGTCTTGACCAAGCTCTCATTTGATGTTCAAAATTATAAGTAAAAGTAGCAAATTCCCCATCTGAAAAACTTACTATAATTAAAGGGGCAACACCTTCTTGGTATGCCCATGATTTAATTTTTCTATATTTAAACAAATGATCACTAAAGATCGATTGTTCGATTGAATCATAACTTCCTAACTCTTGTGAATAAACAAGTTGTCTAACACTATTGGTAGTTTTATCAACAAAGAATAATCCACCAGGAATTGCCAAGGGAGGAACATCTTCATCGATGATCCAATTTCCTCTTTTTGTTAAAGCTAAATTATTAGGTCCGAGTAATCCTAATGAAACAAATACTCCAACTGTTGTAAAAACAACTAATCCATCACTGTCGATCATTCTTAAAATTTTAGCAGTTCCTAAACTTCCAGCTTTAAGTAATAAAGATGAGTTTGAGTCGTATGGAAAATCTCTCCATAAATTGTTAGGAAATCCAGGACGAGAAGCAACGATAGCTTCACCATTTTGACCAATTTTAAAATTACCTAAGATTAATCTTTGTTGATAAAACGTACCTGTACCTACTGCGTAAGCGTTTCCTTCTACTCTTAAACCTTCATTTAAAACTCTATTTTGAATTCCTTGTGAATAATCAGGATCACCACCTATATCGATAAATTTTGCTTTTATAGCACCAGAGTCGATGTAAATTTGTGTCGTTCTACCAAGGAATCCATAAGCTGATCCTTCTCTAGGTCTTTGATAAACTCTTACCTCATTTATTGAATCTCTTTCATCAACACTTGTTGAAGCGAGTAATGTGAAAATCATCGTATATGATTCACCAGCAGCTTGAGGCTTTTTAGGTATAGGAGAAAATGAAACATAAATTGGACTTGATTCTTGTCCGTTATAAACGACGGTTATCGCGTAATCGATTTCATAACCTGTAGCTGTTCCAGTATAAGAAGCTGCAAAAGCTGAAGAAAAATTAGGAATACTGAAAGCGTTAAATGATGAAACAACATCATAAGGAGAATCAATATTAATTCTAATTACTCTCATATTTGTTGAAGATTTAGATCCTCCAAAAACATAGACGTAATTTTTATTTGAAATAAAATGTAAATTTTGTAATTCATCAGGAGTATAAATAGCTCTAGGAGTTGTCCAAGTAGCGAAGTCATAAAAATTAATTACGTTACCTTGGTAATCGTAAAGCACAACATAAGGTTGATCTTGAAAAACAGACGGTAAAACTTCAACTGATCTTGTACCAAATTCTAAAAGTCTATTAGTATTAGGTGGAGCAAATAATTTGATTGGATTATTATCGTAGTAAGATTTTTTAAAATGAAATCTAGAAAATCTACTCATTATCGTTCCAGCTTTAGTAACCATAACGTTTCTAGCAGTAGCTAATGAGTTTTGATAACGTTCTAAAGTTACCCTATCGTGCATTACTGGATCTAATTCACCTGATGAAAAACTTGTTTGAGGTTTTAAGGCCATACGTTAACCCATCCTAGCTGCAACATACTCAGATGAAATTCTAGGATCATCGTAAGTATAATTTTCCAATTTATCTAAATTTCTAGCTTCATTAATTGCAACTCTGTACTGAATTTCTAAACTTTCTTTTAAAGTTTTAGCACCTTTTCCTACATTTAATGGAGCTGATAATATTGCTAGTTTTAAAGCGACTGCCTGACCAGCGTGAGAGTTCAATAAAGCCAAGGAAAGGTTTGAGCTGATAAATTCACCCTTAGCTGCGTATTGGTTGGTAAAAATAACCTTTTCACCATTATAAACACCTACTTGCTTAGGTATGAAAGTGTCACTTGTATCTTTAACAGCACAAGAAACAATTTTTCTAAAAAGAACACAATACTGAGGATAACGATAAACGTATTTCCATGGTCCTTCAGTTAGTTCAGTAATTAATTCTAATGATTTTTGTTCAGCGGTTGTATCTAGGTCAAGATCCGCTAAAGCCGAGGTAAGAGCATCATCCCAATGAAGTCTTAATACTCTTACCTCGTTTGTAGTTGTATCTGTTTCTGTGTCACTTACTTGTCTCGATAACAGTAAGTTTGAAAGTGCTAAATTAAAGGCTTTAACTTTTGTAAAAGACATTTTCCTCTCGCTTTAGGCGAAGGTTAGTTATCTTTTCGCCTTTTTTCTTTAAAAAACTTAACACGTTCTTTTTCAAGATCAGGATCAGTACACTTCATCCATTCACCGATATCTTCAAAACTTTGAATTCTGAAAACTTCCCCTTCTCTTATTCTATTCTGATTATAGAAACCTTTTCTTGTCGCTACAACCTGAATTCCATTTTTAGACAACTCACTTAATTTAATAATACTTGAAATTTCAGGTGAATGTAAATCAGGAGTTGCTGGTTTTTGTAAAACACTAGCGTTCTGCTCGTCATGAGCTGGAACATCTAGTGTTTTATCCTCTCCAAAGCTAGGCGTAGATTTCTCTACGTCCAACCCTGGAGAGGAAACTGGGTTTGCACCCAAATTAGGCATTGTTGGTAATTTGTTTTCCATAAGTCTTTTCCTCTCCAATATTTAACTAAGCTAATGCTTAGAAAGCTGAGTTATTAACTTTAGGGAATGACTTATACTTAGCAATTTCATCTTGTGGCATTAAGTACACATCAAGAGTAACAGTAGTTGTACCACCTGTTGCTGAGTGACGGAAACCAAGATACTGCTTAGTCATTACTCCTTGAGGGATAGGAATTTCGATTTCCTTACCTTTAATTAAATCAGCAGCTAACTTCGATACTGAAGCTAAAGCTTGAACGTTTGAAGTTAGAGCAGCATCATCAGCTTGAATTACTTCAAGTGTGTGAGTTGAACCAGCACCAGCATCTACTGTCGGCATAGCTACTAAAGCCATACGACGACCAATACTGATATCTTGCTCCGCTGATTGTTTCTTGTAAGAGTGTGTTGATACCGTAGACGCACCTGTAAAAGCTTGTGCTACTGACAATTGATTTTCAATATCATGTCTAATTCCACCCATATAAATCTCCCATAAATTAAATTGATAATAAATTTTAAGAAGGAACCTTTCGGTTCCCTCAATTATACTACTCTTGCTTCAGAGTTCAGTAAGCAATCCATTCTACGAACTGGACAACCTAAGAACATTAACACTTGCTCACCTTGGTAGTTTGCGAATGTTAATCCAGCACCAGCACCAACTTTAGTAAGAGCTTGCTTATGTAAAGCTGTTTCAATTGTGCGGTTAACGTACCAAACACCTTGACCATTTTCTTTACTGTCAATTCTGTAATCAGCAGTAATCATCAGATCGATAAGATCCGCAGCATTTGATCCAGAAACTAAGTTAGAAACGTCAATGTTAGCAATACGAGCTGTTTGACGGTAATCTTTTACAACCAATCCGTGATCAGTCATAAATTCTTCTTCATAACCCCAGAAGTCACCAGGATTTCCGTTCTTATCTACACCAGGAATCTTAACAAGTTTGTTACCTACTGAGTGATCTATTCTTGAGATCCCAGCAGTTGTTCCTTTAGGATAGATACCGAAAACTGATAATTCTCCCCAATGAACTTTGAAGATTGAACAGTTATCTGAACCTGTTCCACCAGCATCAACAATTTGTTTACTTGTTGGTTCAGAAGCAGAAAGTGTTGATAAAATATCAAAAAGTCCTGCTGTTTTTTGGTTAGAATCTGTTGGAGATCCATAAACTAAAAGCTCAGCCAACTCAATCGCGTGAGCTTGCAAGTGACCTTGAGCTTGGTTCCAACGGTTATAAGCGATACGATCTTGACCACCTCTTGAAGCAACTGCTCTATCAATCTGAGACTTCGACTCGAAATGAGCTGAAGTAAAAGTTCTTTCTTCAGTTGTTGTCTTAGAAGCTGGAATAGGTTGGTTAGCTTTACGATAATAAACTTCAGGTAACGCAGATCGAATATCTTCAACGTGAATTGTACCTTGGTTCATTTCCATGTAAGGAATATCTTTACAAGCAGCATTGTGCTGAATTAAAACCTCTGCTACTTTACCAATTCGTTTGTCTTTACTCTTAGCAACGTCAGCCAATGTTACTAATTCTACACCTTTTGCTGCCATATAATCCTCCGTAAAAAAATTAATTACTGATACATTTCATCCAAGAAATTCTTTTCTGGTTCTTCAACTTTTGGAGGTTCACCATTGACTACAATAGTCGCTGGATTTAATTGCTTCCATAAAGCTAAATAATCCCTCATAACATAAGGAGGCAACATTGTACCCCTTTCTGTCAAGACTTTTTTAGTATTTGGGAAATAATTTTCTAATACCTTCTCAACGCGGTCAACATTTAATTTAAAATTTTCACCACCGAATTCAGGATCGTTCTTAAGCTCACTGAACCATTCTGATCTCTGCTTTTCAATAGCTTGTTTTTGAGCTGTTTCATTAGCTTGCATTTCACTCTTGACAAAATCAACATAAGCTTGAACTTGTTCTTTTGTCATTTTATTTTTAGAAACAAATTCTGAAACTTTATTTTTATCGAAATTTTCCGGTAAATTTTTTAAAGTTTCTTCAATCTCTTTTTTTACCTTTTCTTCATCTGTATCAGGTACTTTCTCTTTATCTTCAGGAGTTTTATTTTTGTCTTTTTCTCCTGAATCTTTATTTTCATCGTCACCATAACCTGTTGCTTTCTTGGTAATTTCTTTTTCGTCGTTCTTAGTTTTATCACCTTCTCCGTCTTTAGATTTATCATCCTCGACTTTTTTATCCTTCTCATCAACCTTTGTTTTATCACTTTCGCTCGTACTCGGATCATTTGTATATCCAAAGTCGTCAACTTCAGGTGTGTCAACAATAGTATTGTTAGGTGTAGTTTCAGCATAACCTGTATTACTCGTCGGTAGTGGCATTGCTGAGTCCGTTTTCGATCCTGTATTGTTCATAGGTTTGCTCATATCGTTTCCTCTCCAATTTTGCTAAAAGTGAAGCTGCACCTTCTGAGTTAGCTTCACTGACTAATTTAAATAAAGAATTTCCAGCTCGTAAAAAGCCAAGACATTCAAAAAGCTCTTTACCATCTAAATGTTGCGGTGGCATTGTTCCCACTTCAAAGTTTTTAAATAAATATGCAAACAATTCTTTTCCTTCTTTAGTTTGCATTACCGCAGATATGGCCAGGAGTACATCGCGATGTTCGATCATCTCCTGGTGTTCTATTTGTCTCAAATACTCTTTAACTTGTGCTTCTCTCTCCATAGGAACCACTTAGTTGTTGTCAGTATATGTACCTTGAATAGCAACTGGAACCCATTGTGAAGCTGAAATAGCTTGCAACGTGATTGAGTTACCTAAAGTAGCATTTCTAATACTGTCACCAGCAGCGTTTGTTGATACTAAAATCTGATCACCGTTACTTAAACCTTCAAACCCTGCATTTGAAATAGTTGGTAAACATAAAGCTAATGCGAAAAATAAAAGTACACTAAGAAATCTCATAAAGTCCTCCGTTATTGTTGAATAGCTGCCATATCTTTAGCTGCTCTTGCTACTGCTGGTAAAGTTTCTTGTAATTGCATTTGTCTTTGAGCTTCAGCTTGTGCTTGCTCTCTCATTGCATCTACTTTATCTTGCGGATTATTTAACCCTGAAGGTAAATATAAACGATCTTCATATAGATCAGCAAGTTTATCAAGATTCGCTTTTTGTAAAATTCTTGGGTCCATTTGACCGACTTGATTAATCATACCGATATAACGATCAATCGCTGGTAAGTCAGCAGCTCTTTGTGCCTGAGCAAAAATTGAAATATACTCAGGTTTTAAACTTTGTCCTTGTAATGATTCAGGTGGTGGTTCAAGATAAGGATCTTCATAAAGAACGTAATCCATTACATATTCCAAGACAGGAGTATTGTACGTTCTTCCTAAACTTTGTAAGTTAGGACCAATTACTCTCTCTTGTTCTTGAACGATTGCTTGCGTTTCAGCAGCGGTTCTAGTTTTTGGATTATTCATTAAGAATAACAAGAAGTCAGCATAATAAAATTTATCAATCATTCTTCTTAATTCATCTACGTCTTGAGTGAGCGCACCTATGGCCGGATTGATATCAAAAATTCTCTCAAGTTTTTGATTACCACTCATAGCTTTTGTATCAAGTGGAACGAAAGTATTAGGCGCGTGACTGATATAACTTTTTCTCAACGATGCCGGACCTTGTAGAGCTGGTTGAGTAATTTGTTCTAAAGCAATATCTTTATTGATCGCTTTCTTATTTAACGACTTAATTAAACCTAGTGAATCTAGTGTTGGTCCTTTCTCACCGTATTCACTTGTTGTAGTAGATTTACCAACTACGAACGGTTTTCTTCTCGTTGTAATTTTTCTTAAATAAACTTCATTCTCTGATGGATCTGTTGGAGTGATACCGAATTCTTGACCTTCTGAATAGAAAGCACTTCTACTCCCACCAACTTCATAAGAAATATCTAACCATTTACGAGTATAAGGTCCGTTAGGATTTCTAATATCATAATCTGGATTCGGCATAACAATTTGAACGATATCGATCATCTCACTATACGTTCCTTCCTGATACATTTTTTTAACGTTCTTGGAAATGTTCGACCAATCAGCTTTACCGTCTTTATTTACTTTACCGTAAGTATCGACAATTGATTTTACGTTTAGTGAAAATTCTCTAACTAAAATGTTAGCATTACCTAAACTGTCATTAATAACGTAATACGATCCTGGAATTAAAGTGTGAACGTGGAAACCACCTTCTTCTAATTCTTGGAAATAATGAGCACCAGTATTAACAGAATGATAGTCATAATAAAAAATACCAGCAGCATCGTAAAAATTAGACATACCTAAATAAGCTAATGTTCTATTTGTAAAATGTTGCAACCATTTCTTTTCTTCAAAATCATCACTTCTCTCAGCATCTCTTGATCCGATACGATACCAAGGACGAGAAGCTGAAGTATTACCTTCTAAAAATCCTGCGACTGATGATCTAAGTGACAACAAATGATAAGGGTCAACGATGTGTTGATTTTTTCTTTCACCTGGTGTTTGACTTAATATCCACGACGCTCTATAAGGAGCCGCCCATCTCAAAAGATCACACCAAGTCCCACGATGCGGTTCAAATTTTCGCTTCGCCTGTGATCTTATATATTCTAAGTGTTGCCTTGATAAAGTTTTCATAAACCTAAATAATCCGATACGTCTCCGGTGAAACGTTGAGAATTAATATTTGAAGTATTGTTAGCTGAGTTTCTCGAAGCAGTTGCAGCGTTTGAAGCAGTTATTTGCCGTTGCTTATTTTGTAGCAACATATTTTCCCTGTCAGTTCTAGCCGCTAAAACCTGATCCTCATATTGTTGACGCGCTAAGCGATTAGCTTCCTCAGCAGCATTAGCACCAGTTAATTCCTTAGCACCCTCTAAAGTGGTTGAGGTGACTTTACCTTGACTTAAACCCTTCTCACCATTGTACCCTACAAGTCCTAACGTAGAAACCTGTGTAACAACGTTTAAAGCATCGTCTAAAGCATCTATTCCAGTACCGCTACTCATTTTGAAACCTCCAACCTATAAAGCACTTCCAACATTTTAAAACCCTTAGATTCTAATGTGCAAGGTTTAATATTGGTACGGCTTGTCAACATTGTAATTATATGATCAGCTTCACCCTTTCCTATGTCAATAAATTTCTCAAAGAGGTGATATGCCATTCTACCTGAGTCAGGTTTTACATAAAATAATTGTTGATGCAGAATCTTCTTTGTCATATCCAACGGACTGAACATTAACCAAGAAATATGAATTCCTCGAATCTCTCCATTCCTACGGCCAATTAAAAAATATCCCTTGTTAATCATGTGATGAACTGCAGCTCTTTCATGATTGAACTTACTTCCAAACATCTTACTAATTTCAGGACAAGTCTCTTTTAAAAACTTATCCAACTCGTCACTATGCTTAGTTACTCGTTCAACTTTATAAACTGTCATAGTCCATCTCATGTTCTTTCATCTTGAAAGGTTTATTTCCAACAAAATTTTCCTCATCTTCATCAGCACCTAATTCATTCTCAGGTAATTTATCTAAAACCTCATAAGCATAAAGTAATACTAAACCGTCCGCAACGTCCGGTGACTTACCAACACGCTCTTTGATTTCTAATTTACTCTCACAAATTTTTTGGTTAGTTATTTTATGTCTCTTACCTTTTGTCCAACACAATTCTTTCTCAATTGCTTCAATCCAATCTGGATCTTTACTGTCTAATACAGCTCCACTGAATAACGCTTTCTGAACATGATAGTACATCATTGCTCTAATGTTTTTATACTCACTCTTAGTCGCATCAACGTTGTCAGTAGGATTTGCGTTGAACGCTATGAGTACCCAATGATACTTCTCAGCGTTCATAGCCAATGTGTAAATACCTGTACCTTCACCTTGGTCGATATGAACCGCATCTGCTTTTAATTTCCTTTCCCAATAACATAATTTATTATATGTGAGTTGGTGTGTCTCATGCGCTTCTTTCTTTAATTTAAATTTTTCTAATAAACAATGATAGTGTCCTTGGCGATACCAAATAACCGTCTCATCTCCACCTGTCCATGCAGGGTCACACGATAATATTACTGGAAAATTTGAAACACTATTAATATCAAACGTATGTCTTCTAGCTAAAGCAGCTTGTACTGTTTCAATTTTAATAATGGAGTCACGCGAACTTTTTCTAGGTAGTCCTCTAACACGCACTCGAAAATCGTCCGCATCTTCATCACCACCACAATCAATCAAACGAGCTTCAATCTCTTTTGGATCAATATGTTTTAACGAACGCGTATCAATTCGCTTCGCTCTCCACAATGGTGAACTCATGTTTTGTTCAAACTTACTTTCAGGATCATCCGAATTACCGAAAGCAAGATGGATCTTTATCGTCTCAGTCTCAGTAAAAGCACCAGCAGAATACTGCCAAATGATAGCCGGAATACCGGGAGCTTCCTCGAAAGCATAAATAACCGCACCACCTTTATTATGAAGTCCTGATACTGCTGATGGTGTTTGCTCATTCCAAGTAAATGTATCTACTCTCCAATTTTTAGATTGCTTCTCATTGCGAGCTTGTATTGATGTTCCAAACAACTCAAAAAATTCCTCATTGAATCGAGCTCGGTTAAACCACAAAGAATACTCCGGCCATACAACTTGCTTTAACTGAGGGTCGGTGTTAGCAGTTACCCTGCATCTCAATCTCTGTGTGTATAAAATCATTATAATTGTCATTGCACCGAAAGCTGTTTTCGCAGCTCCGTTACCTGATGAAATAATTAGTCGATACGTCTCATATCTTGTAAGTGGATTTCTAAGATGCTCAGAAAGTTTCGCCCATTCTTCCATCTGCCAATCGTAGGGAGCCATAAATTCTAAATCAGTATCTTTCTCACCGAAAGGAAATATGATGTAAACCAACCTACATAAGTCGTATCTACACTCATCCAACATCTCTTTAAATAATTCTAAATCTTTCTGCTTACTCATCTCACACCTGGTAACGGCATACCTGTTGATACAAGTAAATGCCCCCAAATAATTTTTAATTTACTCTCCACCTCATCGATAGTTTTACCGTGAAGTTGATGCTCTTTACCTGTCATATCTCGTACGGCCATATTAAAATATTTCCCCGACTGCGATTGAAATACAAAAAATATTCCCCTCTCTTCTAACTTACTCATTATCTTGTATAGATCCCTCATCATCCTCTCCCTCTATAACCATATCTGTGCAAAGTCCGTCACATTCTTCCATGTCCTCATACAAGTCACAATACCTAACCATATCAACTCGTACATATCCAACTAATGTCATGAGAATATGTCCTGGATCTCAAATTGATTTTTACTGAACCACTCGTCACACTGAGGACAGTGTATCAACCCATCTTTCTGTTGTACGTTTGCCAAGATTGCTCCGCAACCGCTATTTAATTGCTTCTTGGTCCACTTACGATATGATCCATCATCAAGTGTTTCAACATAAACCATCACTTTTTTATCATCACTTAAAACTCTGAGCTCACCTTTAGGTCTTATACCAACGTGCTTAATGCTAACTCTCATGGTCTACCACCCTATCAGCTTTTATCTCTACAAGTCTCTTAGCTGCATCATCACCACGCTTCCTACTCTCAAGCAGCAAACGTGCCATGTCGTTACTAACAGTATGTTCAATCTTATTCGTTTGTTTAAATAAATCTTTCTCTCTACCCACTAACTCAACCGCTTTTAACTTATCAAAAAATTCATACTCAATTACTTCACCAATAATGATTTTACTTTTAACACCATTCATGTCTTCCGTCTCTGCCCAAATATTTTTAACCTTCATCTTCTTAATGTTACGTCTCGCTTCAGGTGAGATATCCGCTATATTACTTTTATAACTACCATCAGGATTTACAAGATCAATTGGATCGAAGTCAACAATCTCTTTTGTACGTTCAATAATCTCACTCGCATCAAAACCATACTTGACAAACGAAACATCTGTGAGTTTTTGAATTGCATTTGCAACATCTTTATAATGTCTAATTCTTCTTCCAATACTAGAATGAATCCCACACTCTGCTGATGCCTGAGCAATATTTCTACTTTTTAAAAACGCATCAATAAACGCTAACACTGTTGGATCTTCTCTACGCTCTCTACTAAGAGTGCTATCTAATATAAATCCATACTCATCTACATTCATTTCTGTCGAAGTTGCTGGTGGTTGCTCTACACTACCAAGGGGAGCTGGAATATTAGGTAACGGTAAACTCATTTATATATCTCCTGTTATTTTTAAATTTTATAGATTAATTAGTGTGACTGTCAAACTTAGTAAAATTACTCACATAAAAAATTCTCCACATAATTTTTCACACATATAATTTTCATCATGGTCAACTTTATCTCTCACCGTCGTTGATCATCATCTATAATATTTCATCATCATCTATAATATTTCATCATCATTTTTTACCATCTATAATATTTCATCATCATTTTTCATTGTTAAAATTTACACACATATTTGAAGCGACCTTTACAACTCTCCACACGATCGCAATTTTTGCCCCACCCCCCATCAATTCTCAATCATCGTGTAAAAATTACACACCATCGTCCATTACTAACAATCAATGACTTATCACTTATCATGATGAAGCAAGCTATAAAAATGAAGCGTTTAAATCGGTTTATAGCGTTTATTTATTAATACTCTTGGTGTTTGGTCATGTTGATCATGATGCTAAGTAGTTGATCGGTGGTTAATCATACTCTCCAAGTGGTGAGGATGCGCCCACTACTTTTAGACATTATTAACATGATTGTTCAGTAATGATTCATGATGATTAATATGGAGAGTATTAATCATCATGATTGATAATGATTAATGATGGTTCATT